GATTTGTACTACCACCTGAGTTAATTTTAAACCCTAAACTGAATACAGGCGAGTACCCGTATAGAGGGCACGTAGTAGATAATGATTTCTTAAAATCTCTCCACGCACTCTTTAAATCTTTTGTAGTGTCGTATGAACGACTATGATCACCAAGCTTTTCAGATTTCAATGTACCGCTGTCGGCTTGGACTTTACCTAAGTTTGTATCTGCAACCAATTCCATAAACTTACATAACACTTCACCTTGATTATCGTCAGAGTCCCCCACCCGTCCAATAACAACATCAAGTAAAGCATCCATCTGTGCATCCGTAAGAACATTGGATTGAGGTAAATATATCGAAGCAGTGGTTTTTATCCACTCCCTATCTATAGCAGCCATTTTATTTACCTTTAGTTAAAACAAAAATAGGAGAGGCCAAAAGACCTCTCCCTTCATAAGCTATGTATAACTTATGCCAATACCAGACTGATAATCAGGTCTGGACGTGGTAAGGTCATCAAGCTGTTTTGCTCGTAGAAACCAGTCACACCTTCAAACTCATCTTGGTAGAACCAAGCGTACAGTTCTTGAGCTACGCTATTAACGTAAGTGTTGGTTTGAGCAGGAGCATAGACTTTACGTACCAGAACATCACCGCTCAGGCGAGGGATCAGGTATGCGGCGTCATCGGCAATCAACTTGCTGCCAGCCAAGGATGCGCTGTAGTTGATGTAACGAACACCAGAAACAGGGCTATCGAAGTTATCGTACTGGAAGCTACCATTAACCAGAACAGGTACTGCTTGAGATACCAGATCCAGCTGTTGACGCAGATCACGGGCAATAGAGATTTTCTTCTCGTACTCGTAAGCAGCATTGAAGAAATCGTCACCAGCAATAACATCAAAACCAGTCACTTGCAGGCCATACTTAGCAGCGCGGTTACGCAGAACTTTAGTTTGGTTGCGGATAGCGGTAGAAGCTACAGGAGCTGTACCAGCAAAGTTGATAGTAGTTGCTGCTGGACGAGAGCTTCCCAGAATATCATTGTGGAAATCATAAGAAGGGGTTGGGCCACCTGCGGTACGGTTGGTACCTTGGGTCAGGATTTGTGCTGATTCCAACTCTTCTTCAAAAGCTACAGCGCCCTCTGCCTTCATGATCTGTTCGTTCAGAATGTCTTCCAGAGCTAAATGCTCAGTAGAACCCGGACGACGACGACGGTTAACGTCTTTAGGTGATACGTTCAGGGAGATACCCTTAGAACCAACCTCGAAGAAACGGTTACGAGGCTTGTCGGTAGACAGACGCTTACCCTTCTGGGAGAAGTCTTTACCGTTCATGGTAGCTGGGGTGTAATTGGTCTCATCGTATTCAAAGATGTTAGTACCATCCAGATACTCTTTACCAGTTACAGATGCAGCGCCCATGATAGCAGTCAACAGGGATGGCTGAGCCATGTTACCCATGTTAACTTGAGTGGTCATATCATTCAGTTGAAAACCATTACCTTGTGCTGCTACCAGCTGTTTAGTAATGTCGAATTGATTCATTTCAGTAGTCATTAATTATTATCCTTATTATGCAGTGTAGAATTCTGGGTTAGCGTCTGCGGCAGACTCAACTACTGCAATACCTTGCGCTTCAAGAGCTTGACGGAACAGAGCTTGGTTTGGTGCGGTAACTGAACCCCACTCAATACCACCATCTTTAACAGCACCAGCTCTCCACATAACCTTAACGTCAACAGGAGTAGATGACAGAGAGATGTCAGCAGTGTTAACACCAAGACCAGTTGCTTCACCCATACTCACTGCTACAGGAGATACACCATCTGGCAGACTAGATGCGGTTACAGCAGAAATATCTTGTGCAACGAATGGTACAAATGCAGATGCGGCTGCATCATAAACCAGTGGAGTACCGATAGGCTCCATGGTGCCTGTACCTTCAACACCAACGGTTGCGAATGAATATTCTACGGCAGAGGTAGTACCGAAAGAAAAGTAACCTGCTTCTACGTCAGACAGGTGTTTACGACCTTCATATTGTAATGGCATTATTTAGCCTCCTGTGCACGAATTTCAGCCAGCTTGTCAAGAACAGATTTCTCTACTTCTTCCTCAGCTTCTTCAGCATCACCCTTCTCTTCAGACAGAGCTTTAGCTACTGGGTTTTCAACTTTCTTAGCAGCTTCTTCAGCAGCTTTGGTTACAGCTTCTTCTTTCTCTGCAACAATAACGTCCAGAGCTTTAATAACAGCTTCTACGTCACCACCAACTACGATAGCCTTAGCCAGCTCAGCTTGTGTAGCTTCATCGAAGTTATATTTGGTCAGTTTATTTTCGGCTTTAGAGATCGCCAGATCCTGAGCCATTTGATCTAATTGCTTTTGCATTTCAACAGACATGTCGTTGTCGTTTCCTTTATTGGTTTGTGTTTCAACACTAGTGTTATCCTCTCCTAAAGCTTTTGCTAGAGGAGTGAATTCTTCTTTACCGATTTTCTTCAGTAAATCTTTTTGCTCTGGTGTGAGGTTTTTGTCCACCTCTTTTGCTTTTGACAGAACCATATCGTTCTCTAAGCTGCAAGCACCACCCTGACTCCAATCAGTGTATGTGACTTCAGCACCTTGGAAATCGAAATGTACACCTTTTAGAACTCTTTTTGCCTTTGGCTTTGATTTTAATGAATCTAACTCACTCATTAATAACCTCAATTTCTTTAGCTCTAGCCCCAATACTGATCCCGGATATTTCGCCAGCTTTTCTCAGATCCCAAGCATCTTTATTATGGAATTGTACTTTAATCAGGGGTTGACCTTCTTTAATTTGAGTCTCACCTATAACGCAATCAACTTCCTGAACCCATGCCTTAACAACAGTGAAAACATCGTCAGCATTAACCTTGTGGAATAGTCCAGATTGAAGTGAACCTGAATCAATAGCTTTGTTTAAACTATCAACCATCGCGTATGTATCTTCTAAAGATATTGTATCGCCAACACCATCGACATCATCAGGGTGGATATACAATTTCTCAATTGCAACCATCTGTTCGTCTTCAAACTGCTTTAACACAGGTAAGTTCTTATTGATAACTTCTTCTTTAGACGAACCACCAAAATATTTCTTGATAGCATTCATTACACTACGTTCAAAGTCGTTACCTGATGAGTCAATATCTTCGTAAGCAGTTCTACGAACAACCTCTACAGGGGTGCCTGACAGTGTTGCGGTTGTATCAGAGTCAGACATAGTGTAGGTGTCGCGGAAGCACCTATAATCCCCATCCACCGCAGCTTCAAAGTAAACCTGAGCAGTGTCCTCATCATAATCAAGAACCCAAGGCCAACCGTAGTCGTCCATCTTATCGTAGTGATACTTAACGGCATCATTCAGAGTATCTCTAATATTACTTGATAGAGCTTTACGAATTGTAAACTCTTTCTTAATTTTATTTGTCATTTGTAGTTACCCAATTCGTCTAACTCATCCTCGTTTATACAATTACCATCACTATCGAATATACGGTCACAGTCAGTGGCTGCTTTTGTTAAACTCTTATCAGCACTGGAACCATTGTCCATATTCATTTCTGAAGCACTACCGCCTTCTTGAGAGTTACCTGTACCACTGGAACCTTTCGATTCACCAGCCCTACTAACCCCTTTAGAGGAGAAATCTACCTCATCAATACCCTCAGTAGGAACACCTAAATCTTTATATACAAACTCAAGAACTTCCTTAGTCAAACCGCCCACAGACTTAACGCGCTGGATGAACTTGCCTGCCTCATCATAGGAAAGCTTGAAAGGATTGATCGCACGGAATACAGGCATATCATCGTAATCAAGGTAGATGTTATTTGCAGCTAGGATACGAGGTAAGAGCTGTGTGTTAATAACATCAACTTTCTGTTTAATATTACGCTGAACATAGTAAGAGAATGTTGTATTCTGATCACGAGATAAAGCGTTACTACCTACGTTATCTTGACCAAGCAATAGAGCTTGTGTCCCGAATACATTGTAGATACTCTTTTTCTTCTCGTTGATGATCTTACTTGTATCGAATTGACGACCTGCACCAGTAATACCTTTCAACTCGAAGTCATAGAGGTAATTACCACGGTCATCCCTGTCTGACTGTAAATGTACAAACGTAGTCTTACCGTTGTGCAAGTTTGCAGCGTCAGTCTCTAACTCACGTTTAGCCGCAGCTTCTTGTGGGTAGTCAGCTGGTTCAGCCGCCCTTTCAAATAACTCTGAGGGGGAGCGTAATACAACGATACCACCTAAGTCTTTTGCGGTACCTGACAGCTCATAACTCTCTACAAGTTTCTTCTCCATCCAAGCATCAAAACAATGAGCTAATGGACTATCGCCTTGTGGGTTGTTATTAGTAGAACCATAGGTGAAGTGGAGTACATCTTGTGCGCGTAAGAATGGATAGTCTGCTGGGTTATCTGAGACAGCTTGTGTCTCTGTAATCATACCGATGAACTTGTTTTGGGGAGTCAATTTAACGGTAGATGGTCTCATCAGAAACCCTCTAAACTCCCTACCAGAATCATCAAACACCCAAGCATACACACGCTTTTGGTCTCTTGGGGCTAACTTCCTTAAGCACATAGATCCAGCATAAGGGCCGTAGTCTCTACGCTCAAGTACGATGTTTAGATCAGACCAACCATAGATAACGTCTGTAGCCGCATTCTCCATCGCCTGTAACCACGTACCAATAGTCATGTTACGGATACAATAGTTTAAGAACTTAGCGGCTACATCGCTCTTAGCAGTCCCTGTAGACTCCACAGCGCCGTTATCCAACGCTGTTGTAACCATCTTATTGGTTATGTCTACAGAATTAAATACAGCGTCATCCATGAGCATAGAAGGGTATGTACATTGCACTCTACGAGGCATCTGTAACTCTTCTTTTCTAACGTCTTGGATGAAACGGGAAGCCGAGATAATACCGGGATTCCCTTTCTCGCTACGTGCGGGTAACTTGGTTGATACTTTTGATTCTGATTTTTGTATGGTATGAGGCTCTGTTTTATTAGCCATCATTCACCTTACTTATATTGATTTAGCATGAACTGCTTGATAGCGGCAGGAACTTTCTTGTCTTCAGGAATCTTAATGTCTAATTCCTTGGCAAGATCGAGGAGGTCTTTCTTTTTAGTAGTAGACTCAATACGATCTAAAACATTACCATCAACCACTTCTGAAGATGTTTCAACTTCAACTGGAGTGTCTCCTTCAACTGAAGAATCCTCTGGTTTCATTACAACATTGATTTCTGGTTTAGGTTTATCTGAACCCTCCAGAACCATTACACATCGAGGTAAGCCAATAAAGGTAGCTACTTCGTGTACGTTGGTTGTGTCAGTCTTTAAGACATAACCCTCTTTAATCTTCTCTGCGTAATCCAGAAGGAATTTAGTGGCAGTTTCAAAATGATCCTGCGCCCATCCTTCCAGTACGATTTCACTAGGTTTATCTGACAT